TGCTTTCCTATTTCTTCGTAGTCTGCCCTCCCACGAAAACACATTTTCCGCATTGAGATCCGTCATTACGTGTACACAATCGTTTGGAAATTGATTGTGCTTCCAAATACGCTTCACTTTTTTTGATAGAGAATTCTGTTGGCACCGCTGTGTATTTCCGCAACTCTTCATATCTAATCCCTCCCGGTGCCCAGTCGTGTGGAGCTGAAATTTGCTCTTGACACGAAGTGAGATAAGCAAGAGCGGATGAGAGCTCGTGCAGAACAATTTGTGCTGGCAAAGGCGGCGCATCATGTAAAGGTCCTGAGTAATACTCTGGAAATTCACCTTTCTCATACGTTCTTCCATCCGTTGTGGTGTAGTTACACACCCTATATCCATGAAGTTCCACAAAACTTTCTTGAATAGATTCTGGCCATGGGTGTTTCCACTGTTGACATTTAAGTTCAAAATTATACCAACATACATCGTTCCACAAGGCTTTAAGTCTGTCACACTCCATTTTCGCCTGGTTGTACTCGTTTTCAAACAACTTGCAATATGTGTCCTTTAGTCTCTTGTGTCCGCGTAGACCGTGGCATAGGAAACATGTGTCAGCTTGCATTGCTGTTCTCCAAATACACCAAGAAAGAAGCGAGTGCGACACTTCCGTAAAAATGAGGAAGATGACAACTTAATGTTTTACGGCAAGGACACTTCGCGGTTACGTACGTAGCATACCCCAGTAACACGGTTACTATCGGCTGTGTTCTCATCCTCCTTTAAATTAGAAATGAATTCATCCATGCTTTTGCCGTCCAAGTATATCTTGCGCAATTTCGGATCCAGTTTAATAACATTAGCACAACGATGATCATGACGGTACTTGACCCATTTAGTAGAACAATTTACATCACAAAAAAAGAAATTACCCGGTCCGTCAATTAATTTAAAGGCATTGCGACGTAGCATTGTGTCATGACACCATTCGCAACGTGTACACACATTACACATTGATTTATACATGTGTCGCTGGTCTTTGGGAATGAACATGGATCTTTCTTAAAATACTGGAATTTTCTATCACATTTCCAGGAAATGTCTGTGCAAAAGGTAGAGGATTGCTACCTAGCGGTGGTAACAAGCTTCCTACTAGGTGTCTTATTTCTTCTTATTTTGCTGTCATGTGCCTCCTACTGGGTAATGCGACATGCGAACTTACCAATTTCCGAAAGCATCATAACCGATGTCATGCCCCGAGATAGCTCAAATGTACGATCGGATGACACACGACATGACACAAAAACTTAATAATTATAGTATAAGTCTGCAATCCCGATTTGGTGACCCACGCGTTTATGCACAGCAGGAAGAAGAGATAGCAAAACAGCGTTCGCGAGTTCAATACAATCGCACGAAAAAAACCGCTAAACTACTGGAAGATGCGTATCAAAGACAATCCGAGCGTAACAGGAACATACATCACGAGAGAATCAACAACCGCTTCCATCAAAAGTCAACATCACTCCCTGAATCGAAGAAGAAGGCACATGTGCGGTTTCAAACTGCTCAACCTGAGCGCGTTGAAGCTCAACCCTCGAATCAAGAGCCACCTTCTGTGAGCTCCTAAGCTCCTCGGCCATGTCGCCGTAGCGAGTAAAATCTGTGTTCGCCCACGCTTTTCTTACTTCCGCGCTTGTTGCTCCATCAGTTGATGGTTCTGCTGCGTTCTGATACTCGGCAATTGAGTTTTTAAGCTGTGATGACACTTGTACATTCTTATTGATCAAGTAACCAGCTGCAAGCGCAAGCCCAAGCACCCAAGCTGCTGACATAAGTTGTCAGTGTTTTAGATTAAATTATGGAATTATAGTAAATTAAATCAATGAATTGACCAAATGTGCCGTTTTGATAAAACATTCGACCGAACACAGTTGACCCTGAGCGCTGAAAAATACTGTAAAGCTCTTCAAGCACACCGTAATTTTGACTGACCCACTCGTTATATGTGGGTTTACTCATTTTTACGTCTTCTTCCTCAGTATCGGAACAGGAAACTTGCATTTCGAGTACGTCCACATGTGCATTATAATAAGAGTCCCCCTTCCACGATGACATACTTGCCTTGTAACTGATTGGAATAAGTATCAAGGTAGTACATTACAAGAAGAAGCGCATCTGCCAGATCGTCCTGTTTCTTGTACGAGCTCCAATTATTTATGGGTTCGGCTTCGAGGGCATTAGGATTCTGTTTTACAAACTCACTTGCCCAAAGTACGGCTTTCTGCTTATTCTGTCTGTAATTCTTTGTGCTGAGATCATAGTGCATTTTCACACTTCTTGCAGAAACAACAATACACACATTGTAGTACATTGTCTGTAGAACAGCTTCCACGATGCGCATATTGCAACGAATCTGTCGCTCAACTAGTATTTTGTGCGCACTATCAAAATAGTGCTCGTACTTTTGTACAAAGCTGCGCACATAGTCGACGTTGTTACTTGGAATGTATTTACCATTCGGTATTAAATTAACACAATCCCAGTACACTATCTTTCCCGTGCAAAAATCAAAAACACAAAAACCTAAGTTTTTTATGCCTACGTCAATCGCAATCAGGTATCTTCCAGACATTTTTACTCACTACGGTGCATTAGAAGAAACAGGCTCGTTTCTGCGCAGTATTTTTGCACTTGTAAGGACAGAGCGGCGTCGGTCCCCTCCTGAGTCCAAAGATGCAGAAGACACCTCTAACACATCCCTCTCACACTCGACACCACAACATTTAATAGTACGACACCGACTTTTTAAAAAGTACACGAGAACAGAAGTGCAACACGCGCTTACAATCCCTAAAACACTAAGAAGCCATGCGCCATTACGTTCAATAAAGTCTGGCTCATACCCTCCTTCTTCATTCATTTACTCCACTGGAAGAACAGAAATTATGCAAAGCTAGTAAGAGCACGTCCATCCTTGACCTGAAGCCAGTTGTAGTGCACACCCCAGACGTCGCACCTGTACTCCAATTCAGTTGACCCCGACTTTGTCGTGTGCGCCAATCCCTCAATGCGCAACTTAGCGTGTGATACCTTGCTGAAGTTAACCGCACCGCTTGGGTTCGCACCCTCGGGATTAAGTGCAAATGGATATACGTAGATCTCCTTCCTGTCCATCATCTCAGCCAATGCGTTGAAATCGTCAGAAGGGAAAGGAACAGCTGGTACTGCTGGTGCGTTGATGTTAGATGACTTGTAGTAACTTGATGAGGCAATATTACCGAAGTACGTACTAGTGTTGCTATGCATCATAGGCATAATGCGATTCATAAGATAGTTCCTATCAATGCCAGTACTTGACAAAGAAGGATGCCGTTCCTGTCCATTCAAAGTAAGCTTAAAGTTATCTACAGTAAGATAGTTTGTCTGTGCATTCGACGTGCCGGCTTCACGTACGGTGTTCCTCTGTGACTCGATATTCGGATCCTTACCACCTCCATGGAAAGCAAAGTAGTTATGTGTGCGTGCACCCTTTGCGTCGTCTGAAGGCTTCGTGGCCGCTGTAAGTTCAGTTTGCATTTCGTTGACCTTACGAATCACAATAATGATCTCCTGAACTGGGTGCAAGAATGGAAGCTCAAAATCAAAGAGTGTCTGTAGTGACGGCGAGGCCGAATGCTTAATAGTCTTAGTCTCATTGTGGTTCTGCCACAACTTAAGGAGACGCACGTGCTCCTTGTTCATAAGCAAGTTTGCCTCCGGTCCAGTCACATGAACGTAGTGGCACCGCAGCTTGCACCCGCCCGTTGCAACATTAACACTCGGAATAGCACTCGTCGCAATCGCTTGTGCCGCTGCGTCTGTAACTACACCATTCAAAGTCGTCTGCGACGACTTCAAAACGAGCAGTTCGTGTAGGGGACGAAGCTTCACTGAGATGCGCACGTCATTGCACCCAGCGATCGAGCAAATGGGGAAGTACTGCGATGGATGCTTTGTAAAGAAGAGACCAAGAGGAATAATAAGCTTAGCTCCTGCAAACGCTTTGTTCACTTGTGTCGCACTAGTAGCATTCGTAAAATACGAGGCTGCAATAATGCGGTTGTGGTACGAGTCGGCGTCACCAAGCGGGAAAATAGCATCCCAATCCGTTGTCTGACCAGTTGACTGACCAGAAACCGAAGCTACATTAGCACGAACGAGAGGACGACCAGTCTTGAGAACCTGCTCCTTTCCAAGCCTGTGTTCGTCGCTTCGCATTAGTTCGTTAGTAATGTAAAGCTGATCCCCAGTAATAGTCTCGATATCATGAGATCCAACACTGAAAACAATCTTGTCGATCATAGCGTGTCCCAATGACTCAACCCACCCGACAAAGGCAGACTCGCCAGCGGTAAGAGTCGCAAGTGCGGCTTCTGCAGCCGTAGTAAAGTCAATCATAAGATCGCACGGTCCAAGCAAATCAGCCGCTTTTGGAATAATGAACTGAACAGTGGACCCAAGCGACGCAGAGTTCTGAGGATCAATGTCTTTCAACTCCATCTGGAAGTTCGAAGTTCGTACGTACCCAACGTTTGTGAAGTAAGACCGCGTGTTGTCATACAAGAGAGCGTCCTGTGGCCCCTGATTAAGCTGCAATTGAGATGGCATTGTTAATATTTACACTTTAGAAATTAGGATACAGCGTGTGCTACAAGATTTACACCCGGACTACAAATTGCTTCTTCTCGGAACGTTGCCTTCGTCAGATCGTACGTCTGTTTCAGTATCTGGTCGAGTGTGAGTCCAGATGTGTTTGCTGGCCTGTCGTCTCTCCTCAGTGTGTGTGATGCCTTGTCAACCCAAATTTCATGAAACGGCTCACAGTACTCGTCCTGACATGCTCCCTGTACTTCATTTGCCTTCGTCTTCACGGGGTGTAGGAACAGGTGGTACGCTCCCATCGCTAGCGCTCCCGCTATTGCAAGTTGAACCGCCATATTTAGCAAGCTTGGAATTTATGTCAAGTATTGCACCTGCAAAGTACTTACTCCTTTTCGTTTCCTTGTCAAGTTGATTTCTTAGATGTTCATTCTCTTCCGCCAATGCATTCATGCTTGCCTTTTCCCTTTCTCTAAATTCGAAAGCACGTTGAAACGCCGAGTTGTCTTTTTGTTTCTTGTAGTTTGAATTGTATGTAGCGTTTACGTCTGCAAGGTATGCACTGTTAATTTTGCCAATTTGATGTCCGTGTTTTGCTCGAAAGAAAGGGTCCATAGTAATGAACAATTAGAAAGTTCATTCAAAGGCAAAGGCGCTCAGGTCGGACCTAGGTTTTGGTGGTCTTGAGCTACGTCTTACCGCTGCAATAGCAGCGGGAGTTGCATCAGCAGCTGCAGCAGCTGCAGTAGCAACATTATCAGCTGCAGTAGCAACAATGTTGGCATCCAATTCCGCAAGTAAAGCAGAGACATCCAAATCATCATTGTCAACAGGTGCAGCGTTAGCAGCGGGAGTTGCATCAGCAGCTGCAATTTGCGCTTCGAGATCAGCAAATTCTCGCTCCAAGTCATCATTAACTGAAAAGTCTACATTATTCTTAAAAAAATCCCATATTTCACCAAGATCAGGTTGTTCTGTTGTCATGTTTGATTGTGCCTGTGCCACATTTCCTTGGCTTGCTGCTTGCTGAGCTGCTGCATCTATATCTCTCCGTGCATTTACTAGTGTTTGAAACCGACGTAACTTCGCATAAAAATTGGCTCGTTCTTGATCGTAAGGGGATTCAACTTGTGCTTGTGCATCTGCTTGTGCTTGTGCATTTGCTTGTGCTGTTGCTATTGCCGCTTCTGCTGCTGCTCGTGCTGCTGCTAATGCTGTCGCTGCTGTGCCTACAGGACCAGCTCCCGCTGCTGCTGCTCCCGCTACTGCTGCTGCTGCTGTCGCACCTGACGACGGTGATTTTGTGTACTCAGTGGATTCGGGAGGTGGATTTGGAACAGGTTTAATTGTAGGAAACCCCTTTCCAGGCATATTACCAAAAGCGGATCGTACTATATTATCTTTCTCTGTATTTAAACTGCCATCGCTAAATGTCTCATTTGTCATCCCTTGCATACATTCATCGGTACCTACTGGTCGTCCCTTTACCCAATGCTTAAAATACATCCACGCTTGCTCCAAATTTTGAGGCCCAAACTCAGCAAGTAAATTCATTTGTAAATCAGCTTGCATTTTTTGTTTCTCGTTTTCGCGCAAATGCTCCCTTACTCCCGGAAGGTGTGTCAAGGCATGTTGTCCCCACCATGTAGGATTCCACTGACCGTCCAAAGTATCATCCCATTTATCAGCGACCTTAGATCCATTCCCATCTCGAATAACTTTTAATCGAGATGGGTTGCCTGGCTTCTTATTATCATAAAACAAAGGTTCTCCATTCGCTGCATGCTTTCCTTCCAGCCAGTCGTAAAATTCTTTTCGCAGACATTCGTCTGCCTCCGTCTTGTAATCCTCAGCAACTTTATCGAGGTACACATGGGTTTCTAAATCATTTAAGCCACCATTATCATACTTACCCGTTTTAGTTGCCAATCTTTGCGCTAAATACTTGGCTTCGTAAGATGGCCATGCATGAGCGATTTTTGCTTCGTCTGGTGTGCCTCGACTACCACCGACGGCAACACTCGCCTGTCCTCGGCTGCTCCAGCCCCATGTCATTTTAGTATAATTTACAAATCAGATAAAAATTCCAAGCTAAGACCATACTGAAATTATGCAACGAAGTGAGGAATGGTTCAAGTCGCGTAGGGGAAAGATTACTGCCTCTAATTTAGGTGCTTTATTGGGGTTAGTGTCGTTCTGCAAACGTCAAACTGCATATGATCGAATAATGGGAACAGATTCAGCAACTTCAAAAAACATAGCTTGTGAATGGGGAATTCAGAATGAAGACAATGGCATAATGCACTACATGAGCACAACTGCAAATTCGGTTTCAACTACTGGTCTGCATGTGCATGCGCATATAAACTGGCTTGCAGGCTCACCAGATGGACTCGTTGGTTCCGAGGGAATGATTGAAGTAAAGTGTCCATACTGGCCAAAACGTAATACTTCATCACGTGTACACAAAACTATTCCAGTATACTACTACGTACAAATGAATGCTCTATTGGAAATCATGGACCGGCAATGGTGTGACTACATTTGCTGGTGTCCAGAGGGAGCTGCGATTTATAGAGTCTATAGAGATAATGAAACATTTCAGTATTTGCAACAGTTTTATGCACAGATCTACGCAGCAGTTCGTAATTTATGTACTTCTCCACCACCAATTTCTTCATTTGAGCGTAACAACATTTTGGCGCGAATAGATACTGGAATGGAGCGCTTTGTGGATTATCATTACTGGAGTAACGTACCTATTTCAAATCCACCAACATACGAAGATATTAATGAAGACGAGGAAATGCCTACAAAGCGTCAAAAATTATCTAATAATATTGAAGAGAATGGCACAAGTGCGCAAGAGTGAATGTGTTCGTGATTGGCGTACTTCACGACCGTATCTGATACCAACCTTCATTGGCAAGTTTACTGAGAACAAGCGGCCAATGTGCAATGGTGCAGAGTCAGATCCTACACGACGAGATGACAAACTTCCACAACGCTATGGTAAAGGGACTCCAACTGCAAATACACCTACAACTGACATGTACGGAATTGGACTAGGAAACGCTAGTAAACTAGTTTCCTTTGCCACTGAGGAAGGTTCTGTGAATCTTCCATGTTATGTCCAGGAAACGTTTTACACTCCGTCCGTAGAGGCATTGCAGATTATAACTCACACAGAAGACACACGCCGTTTGCCACACCCACTTCGATATTACCGATGACCGAATTTCAGCAGTTAAAGGATTTCAACGCAGAAGATGTTCAGTTCAGTCTCAGAACAGATTCAAAACACAAAATTGCACTTTCAATGCACATGGGAACATCAGCAGCAGAAGTAGCATTTGTATCACCGGCATGTGTGACCCAATGGCCTCGGTGCACTGGCGATGGCAACTTTGGTACATTGTACGGTCCAGACGACATAAAGAAAGCAAAGTTTTGTCTGGATCTTACAGATCAAAAAATTGGAGACGATCAAAACAGACTCTTTACCGACATGTGTGCAAAACTTGAAGTCATTGATGACAAACTTCTTGAGTTTATGTTCCAACATCAACAACGCATTCTTCATCGCAAGAATCTTAGTAAGGAGGAAGTCAAAATGCTCCAAATTCGGAGTGTAAGGATGAAGTACGACAAGAACAGTGGTGCACCATTAGGCAATGTCGTCCAACTGAACACTCCAAAATATGCATGGGATGGAATGGGCGGCAAGTTTGCACGCAAAATTAACGTATGTGATCATGTAGGTCAAGTTATTGAGGACGGAGTAGTCACTCCTGGAGATGTTGTTGCTGCTACAGTCTACTGTGGAACGGTGTATAACGGGGTCGGCGGAGACAAGTTTGGAATACAATGGAGCTTTAGGGATGTGTCAATTGTGTGCCAGAGATGGAACCTCGAGTCAAAGTCACAAGTAACCGCTTTTGCCGGAGTGACTTATGATTTTGCCACGAATTACGAAGGCTTTTCTGAGCCTGTAGATGTGTCATCATGAAACAAGAGGACAAGGGAAACGATGCTAATGTAGGAAACACTAATCCTAGAGTGCAATCGTCTATTAAAGAAAATAAAAAAGTAGTTTGTAAAAACACTACATACGGCAAGCATGCTACAATGCCAGTTCTAGCATCAGATCAATATGCTCAAGTTATCTTACCTAATTTGACAGAGTTCAATCCGAATAATATTAAGCTAGATGGCACTGTAGTAGCAGTAGGAAAACGCCGTACTGGGAAATCGTGGGTCTTTCGCAATATCATGTATTTAATGAAAGAGAAGATTCCAGCAGGGATTGTAATAAGTCAAACTGACGAACTTAATAAGTTTTGGCGACAGTATGTGCCAGCAAAGTACATTTACCCCAAATATGAACCGGAGATTTTAGATGCAGTGTTCAAAAGACAAAAAAAGATATTGAATGATAACGGCCTGACTGACAAGGAAAAAGACGAGAAAGCACCATTTTTTGTGCTTTTGGACGACGTCATTAGTGACTCACGTCTAAAATATGATTCTAATTTAATGGAACTGTTTGTGGCAGGACGACATTACCGCTTGTTTGTATTAATTACAACTCAATATGCAAAAGCTATTACACCCACTTTGCGAGGCAATACGGATTACTGTTTTATCATGAAATGTATACAGCAACGTCAACGTGAGGCGTTATGGGAAGATTTCGGCGACTTTTTAACTAAAGATGCTTTTGCACAAATATTAGACGCATACACTGAAGATAATGAAGTATTAGTTATTGACACGTGTCCTGAGCACCAAGTGGACCCTTTGCAAATGTTGTATTGGTGGAAAGCTCAAGATCCAGGTAAGTTTCAGATGGGATCACAAGAGTACTGGGAATCATCAATGAATGACAGTCCTGTACCACCACAGGGAACAAACGAGTCGTCCATTGATTTGCTCACTGTGCAAGATTTCATGCCGCATCCATACAAAGGCATGATCTAGACGTGATTTACATACACAAAGGTGTCGCGCTCAGCCTCTACAACATCACCAACATTATGCCCAGGTGCGCGATACACCCGTGGTCGAGTAAAGTGAAATCCCAGAGCTTCCCTCTCAATAAGACTGTGGATATGCTCCCAATGAATGCGGTGGCGTGGATAGGAAAACTGACGTTGCACCCATTCATTTGGATGTCGAAATGTAGCATCGGAATGAGAACCTTCAAAGCAGTGACATTCTGGTGCATCTGTGTATGCGCTTAATGGAAGCAACTCAGTTTCAGGCGCTTTCTCTGGCAAGGGTAAGGGCAACCATTGAAAGTGCGGGTCCAGAATAAAGGATTGCATCTCGTGTGACGTGACGATATCTCCTGGCATGTCACCGTAATCGTGTGTTTTGTGATGATCATTTGGATACTGCACCTGTCGCTCGCTTTCATCCTCTGTGTCACAATCATCCTCTCTGTCAAAATCTCCAACAGCATCAATATTCCAGTAACGAGCTCTGTGTACACGAAAACGAGGGGGGTGGTGAACACCGGGAAACAGAGGCATTAGCACTTCTAAGATGCCGTTCTTATGCGAGTTCACGTCCTCCCATGAGAATGCAGGATAGGCCTCGCTGTCCAATCCCCACATGTTCCTGACAAGATGCAACCTGAAGTACCGTACTAAATAGTCTTGTTCGATACATACACTCTTATGAGCGACAACGAACTCGCATGGATCCCATGGGACCAAAGAATGCGACGCCTTCTCACGCAGATTGCGTAGCATTTGAACTGCAATTGCGAAGTACAGTGAGGACAATTGAGGACTTGGCACAGCGCGAATGTGCCAACGCTTGATTTTCACAGTATTCCCCTCCATGATGCACGCCATGTACCCAAGACGTTCTGTACGAGCAGCACGTACTTCTCCCAACCCGTCCAATTCGAAGTCATGTTGCAAAAGGAAGAACTGAAAAAGTTCATGACGCTTATGTGCTTTAAGAAGCTCCTGCAAAGGACGTGCACAGTCAACGAGTCTCAATGACAGACATGTGATAAGTGTTCACCTGGTGCAATAACTCGGTGTCGTATTGGTCGCGGCACGTCCACTTCTCATCAAGGACACAATCATCTGTTAGGACAAGTCCGTTGTAGCGTTGTCTGTCATTCCCTTGTCCAAAAGAAGGGTACGACCTGGGGTGCTCGATGGACCACGCTCTCGTATGCCCAGCTGTGGACGGTTGCGTACCGGGGTGGTTGATGCCTTCCCACTTCTTCACTGGTCGACGACTTCGCAGTGCATCCATGTCCATGACGACGCGTTGCTTTTCGAAGTCCACGGACTTCGTATTAATTTGGACTTCGGGGTAACGGGTACGTTTTCTCAAATTCTCCACACCAAGAACACACGGATGTCGGACGCATACAAGCGACGCCGCTTGCAATCGCAGCGCATTGAGGCAATGGATCACATTGAAGGCCGTGCTCTTCTCGACATCGAAGAGCAGTTGGGTCCAGTTATGAAATGGCCGTCTCGATTCACGGAGATGATGCTTTCTGCGCACTTGCGCTTTCCCGAACGCTGGCAGCTGACTCTTTTCCTGCTTGGTAACCGATGCCCTCCCACACTTATGACGGAATGGTATATTAAACGCCGCATGCTCTCTGATAAGTCTGCACGTGACCAAGTTATCGACTTGATCCAGAAACACAAGTCCGGCAAGCTCGAAGAGGAGGGACGCACGACCTTCATTATGGGTCAGACGATTACGAAGCCAGTGTGGGACCGTGCTCACAAATGGGACGGGGTCGGCGACCCTTGTGACAATTTACAGGGTGTCATTTCCACTCCGACGTTTGCTCATGACTTCCAGCACGAGTGGTACTGGACCCAGGCGATCGAGCTGCTTAAGTCGTCGAACCATAACGTACCTCCACAGAATTTTAAGCGAGCTCGCTCTCAGGGAGAGACCAGCTTCCGCCCAATCACCAACTAGTGACGTACCCTGACGTATCCTAGAGTGCATTCTATACATCTTACTTTTAGACGACAAGGGAGACATAAAGAGGTTAAAAGTGTAACCCAAATGATCACGTTGAAAACCAATAGAGATGAAATTATTTCCATTATTATTAATCTCCAAAGAAAAAGACCGATCGTCCATTTAATTATTAGGTGATAGGAGTGGCGAAGTCCATTGGACGCGAAGTCCGTATCCCACGTGTCGTCGCGAGACATGGATCGTCTCTCATCTCGTAGCTCTTTGAACTCTCAGTGGGTCGTGGAGAAGATTCCGTCCTTTGACCAAACGGTGTGCGGTGCGTTGACACATCGTGTCGTACTGCTCTCAATTTGCTGCCGTTTTGTAGGCGCAAATTGCATATGTGCTGCCTTACGAAGGAGAAGAAGTGTTAATGGCAAGCCAGCACATAGCCAAGGGTAGCATTGTTGTACTCGGTCCCACAGATGTCGTGTGTGGCTCGTGGTCGGGTTGGAACTATCTTCGAGTTCTGCACGGATGGTTCGAGGAGGAGGGTCTGCAGTGCAACATCACAGGCAATACCTTCTACAACAGCGGGCGCCCAAGCAAACCAATATTTGTTCCGTTCAGCCACGAACACTTGTACCCAGTTGAGCACATTATGAAGACCCCAAATGGAAAGATCTACTTCGACCCCGACTTCTCTGACCGTCTTCCAAAGCGTGGCTCTCTGTCTACACATTGTTACGTAGGTGTGACAGACAAGGAAGGTGAAGTCAACATGAAGCAAAGGACGTGTTACGTCTACCAAGGCCTTTTCCAAAAGGTGCTCGCTCCATGTTTCGTGGCATCCCGCAATATTCAGCCCGGTGAGTCCCTACGCGTCCACGAAAACGTGGACGAGGAGTTCATCATGTATTCTTCAACCAATTAAGAGCACCATATGCTGCATCTAGCAGCAGCAATTCCTGTTTACCGCTCAATGCAAAGAGTGCATAGAGTGCAGCATGATTTGTGCGATCGACTTGCCACCAAATGGGCCCACCAAAAAAGCCGTGTGTTCCTTGCATGCCGATCGCCCATCGTGCACTTACAATTGCTGCATAGGGTCTTGTGACCTTTGTGTCCAGTAGAGAGAGTGCCACCCGTGTTGGAATACAAAATGCCCAAAAGAGCACTGTTCGATGTATATTTGAAACTTGCATCCATATGATTGTATAGAAATTCATTATTCTAAAGCTACCTTTACGACATGAGCACTGCACGATCAATTCAAGTGTCAATTACACACGTTTTTCTCGGCGTTGCAGTTGGATCTACAATAGAGGGCTTGTTGCCTAAATACAACGGTACCGCTTCGCTACACCAACAGCTCTTCGAGACTTTGGTTCAGGTGGGTCTGAATGGCGCCGCTTTGAGTCTCGTAGCATCTTATTTATCGAACGATGATCCAACGTTCGGTATACCATTTTCAATGGCTCTATTTGAGGCTCAGCCTGAACTAGGGCATCGCATTCAATCTTTAGCTGAGATAGCAAAGAATCAGGTTTCTCTAGTCGTACAGCAAACGGGGCCATTGGTTCCATCGGTGTAGTGTCCCAACCAAAAGGCCGTACCATAGTTTCCCACATATCATCAAGCACCTTTAACTTCTGTTTGCTCTTAATAAGAGGGAAAAACATGCAAAATTGTTCGCAATGCAAGCGCTGAAACAACCTGCAGAAGACATAATTATAATTTAAAAAGTTTTTTCGTTCTACAAGTCGATAACATTCGAAAGGCTCTTGCAACTGGAGAAACATGTCGTCAAGCTTGTTTATTAAAGATGAACCAGGCATTGGTGGTGCAACTTTAGTAATACGAAAAACTATTTGCAACCACTTCTCGATATAGTGTTGCAGTTTTAAAGATCGGAGTACTGTTCTAATTGTGTCTTTGTTAAGGATTGTGTATGTACCGTCACATATGCGCTCAGCAATGAGCAACATCTTTCGAGGTGGAATCTGGCTCTCCATAAGTAGTAACTGAGATATACGCTCGTGCCAGTGATGAATTCGTTTGTAATTACTTCCCCTATGAGATATAGTTTTGCCATACATAGTCTCAAAAAAGACACACCCAGATTGCACGACACCACATGACTCGCAAACGCGGCTGCCGGGATGCGAAGAATTGGCTCCTGAGTAAATGAGTTTACTTCGACCACAAGAATAACAACAAGAATCATGCTTGTCCATGGATGGCCGTTCTGCAGCAAGTAAAACATCCAAATCATTAAAAATAGTATCCAGCAAAGCCTGATCATAAACTGTGTCCATTCCATGTGTGGACTCCATTTGTGTACTAGAAATTCCAAGGCATTCTTTCAGAGAAATGTCCTGCAAAGAGCGCTGGGTCGATGTGTTCGTTACTCGCTCAGACGACGATGTTACGACTCGCAATAATGTAACCGCGATAGGCAACCAGTATAATTTTGATGACGAGTTCTGTTGCAGTGTTCAGTCAATTGAGATTCATCACCATCATGAAAATTACGCATATATTACTGAACGTGAGTCAGATTGGATATTACCAACGTGGACTATAGAATCAGATGACTCAGATGCAAAGGAATCGATCTATAATAGCATACAAGTTGGTGACCTTGTGAGAATTGGCAATTTGTCATCTTCTGGTTTTACTGATTATTTGACTGTTCTCGAAGTTAAGGAAGTAGATGCTATTCTAAACGCAACTAGTAGTCCTCTTAATATTTCCCGAGAATGGGACGTGAATTATGGTAACGTAACAAATGTACTACCCCAGGCAACGAGTACAAATGTTGTAATACATACACTTGAAAAAAAAGGAATTGCGCATATTGCTTTGCGTGTAAATGCAAACTTAAATTGCACGGTTTTACCAAATAATGCATACGTGCATGATGACGATACTGCTATTTTACGTCAACATATTGAAGGTACTGGCGCTCCAACACCTGTAACTCTTGCAAATCGCAGCAAAGCGCGTGTGTACTTAACTTCATCTGCAAGGGCGTATCCATATGAACATGGTGATCATATTTTTGGAAGTTACAACGACCACGGTTCCGAGAATATGTTCTACCCACTTTACAAAGCAAAGAACTGGAGTTCAAACTCTACTCTTGTTGCTCGACTCGATCGTGGTGTGAAGGAAGTAGCAGCTGTGAAATTGTGTGGTTACAGTATGGTAAACAAACGCCAAGTCGGTATACAGCATGCACACGAGATGCAGTCCGACGACTTTCTTATACTGCGCATCAAGGAAGTAGAAGGGCATGTCATAAGTAACAATCGGTTTGCAGACGGTGCTTTTGCGATACTCAGAGCTGGCAACACGAGCGACAATATAGTTCGTGCAGTGGAGTTTTCGTCGTACGAGCCAGGTGGTATAATCTGTGTACCTATCACAACATCAAATCGCAGTATTCGTAACTTGACGATCGAGGTTACGGACAGACTCGGCAAACCCGCTCATATTGGACGCTTGCACCTCTGGTTGAAGCTACTAGTGACTCATGGTTAAACTTTCTAATTGATTAATTACTAAAAATGGGAATGGACAAAGGAGGACCATCAGCAATGTCCCTGTACAACAGTGCAGGAAACGAATCTATGCCTGCCGATACTGGAATGGGCATGGGACGCCAGCTCTATGACGCTGAGCTTGCAGCAAAATCGCGCTACGCTGAACCCTCAATGGGCCCAGAACAAACTGTAATGCTAGGTACAGCTACTCGAGGAACCGCTAAGCATGATATCCCTGTCGACACCAACTTAATGGGTCCCTTGCCTGTCAAGTACACTGTACCTTCTGCAATGAAGGAGCGCATGCAAGCGCGACAGGCTATTCGTAAAGAGGCAGGTGTAGGGCTTCAAACGAATATGCTGCGTACAGATCCAATCTCAGAGGAAGAAGTTGATTATTTGCAGTCTATGCAGGACCAGGCAGAACTTGCAGACTTTGATCGGTACGTGAATTCTCTAATTGACCCCCGTAAACCAGGTAATCTAAAATGGCTAATGGAAATTTACCCTGATTTTGTGAATCGTAGAATTAAGCAAGTACATACCGACTACGAATACGCGCTGCGTGGACAAATGATTGATTCTTGGGGAATCAATACATTTGACGACCTGCACTTTAAGTATCTTCAAGATCAGGGTAAAATTACAGGACCGTACCTCACTAGTAATGCTAGACCGGGTGAAGATTACAAAGCTGGCATTCTTGCCCCTGCTGCCTTTGCATCAGGGAAGTTGCGTGGCGTTCGTCTTCCATTTGCATCTGCTCGATTTGGTCAGTCTGCAGCAGATGGTGCACAATGGCGTATGTCCGATGAAGGCCAGCCAATGGTATCCGGTCGTTCCATGGACGACATGGCAAAAGCAATGTACGCAACAAGTCTTGGTGCTATGCCTGAAACTCGCGGACCAAACGAAGCCTATCCCCAACCAGACCGTGCCTTCACGTAGACTTTCTAACTCATTAACAAATGGCAAATCCAAAGGGGTTCCTAGTTCAAAATTGGCAAGATGCAATGGTGTACGCCGGTCTCGGAGAGCCGCGCGCAAGAGCCTTTGTCGTAGGTATCGGTGCAACGTCTCTTCTCTACGCAACGGGAATGCCACACGCCGCATTTCGAGAGGACGGAAGCATCAAACCATTTGGTCCACTTTCACCAGGTCCTGATGGAGTAACTGCTCAGCATTTTCTAGTGCTACCAGTACTAATCGCTACTGGTGTTTACTTGTTCACATGAATTTAACAGTTGGTGAGTTTCTGCGGGAAAAGATGACTAATATGATATCATGGGTTGAAAAAGAGCTCGGCAAAAACAATCTCGGGGACCTCAAGCAGTACGTAGCCGAACGGAATGACACGGAGTTAGCTTACGTAGTAGGCATCCTACGATCAAACTCAAACGTGATTACACACAGAAGTTGGAGTGATCTAGCTAGGTTAGGTTCTATGCCAAACGAGCTGCTTGAATTATTTCAAGCGGTGAAAAACAGGGAAGACATGCACGACAAGTTTTGGCGGTACCTTAAAATGTTTGTCGACGTAATTTCCAACTCGTAATTACGTTACTTACAATGCCGTCGGATCCTCTTGTGATGGGAGGACTTGATCCAGGGAATATTAGCGCTGTGATCGAGGAAAAGTCAAAAGCAAGAATCAAGCCACCTAGCGAGTTGGACCTTAAGAAGGAGGAGCGATTAGCACAAAAAGAACAGCGTCTCACCGCTTCAAAAGAGCGAGCGGCAGCTGCTTCTGCCTCTGGTCCGTCCGTTACGCCAGACCCAATTGATATTAGTCGTCTTATAGATCAAATAACTTCATACAGGGAACGCTTTCCACACCTGAAAAGTCGTAACAAAATAAGTGCGAAAAGTGCACCGGAAGAAATTGAAGACGAACTCCACTACATAGAGATACAGTTAGGATCGGGCAAGGAAAAGGGCCTGGCAGCTACGCTTTTTACGGGATCTATGACTGCTCTAGAAGCATTCACACGCGATGTGTACAATCCTCTTAATTTAAAACTAACAGGATTAGGGCAAGTTGCACGAGATAATATTAGCGAGATGCAGGACGTATTGGACGAGCTAAGCATAAAATACGGTTCTGGATTCTACATGCAGCCAGAAACTCGTCTAATACTTGGCATTGGAGCGCTTATAATGACAGTGCATTCCGCGAACAGTGGGGACTCACGGGTAGGTGAAGCTCTGAAGGCAATGAACCGACGTGCTAACGCTCCGGAAGACGCACATAGGCTATAATATCTTCTGAGTCATTTTTTATAAAATGCCTCGTCGTACGAGGAGCAGACAGACTACACCGGCGCCTCCCGCTAATACGCCAGGTACACTAGCAGAGACGAATCACGAGCATCACCATACTAACCGACACCACAGACACGATCACACTAATGCAACATCTAGTGAGGCAAGCAATGTGTCAACTGCAAACATAGTGACGCAGAATCCGGCAAAAAACAGATGGGACGCTATCGCTGCTGCTACGACTGCAGCTGGCACAGCTGCCGTACCTGCAACTGGTCTTCTTTTAGCGAATGCAAAACTGGATCAGTTTCAAAATGGATTGGTTAATGTTGGCAGAAGTTTGAGTGAAGCCGGTCACAATGCAGCGTCCGGTCTAGGCTCACAACTTCCCAACCCTGCACATTTGCCCGACTTCTTGAACAACCTGACGGAGATACCACACAAGATCGAGAATGCAGTTACATCACAGACAGGCACTACTATTGTTGTCATACTTGGTGTGACTGTAGGCCTTTACGTTCTATACGAAATATCACAATAGTTCGTGAGTCGAAAGGTTAATTTGTGACATGTAGTCTTTGTTATATCTTTCCTCATTAGACTTGTGAAATTCGTCATTTTTGTGATTGTGGGCGTTGTAATGCGACTTTAATGCACTCCTGTGCTTGTCCTTACTCTTAAGTAGATCAAAGCGTGGAGGTGGAAGCAGATCCTTTACATAAAACCATTGAGGTGCTGGATTATGATTCTTTAAGTAAACAGCATCATTTGATGTTCGTCCGTTTTTAAAGTAGTGATCAAACATTTTATAAACACATTAGAACTTCTGACTCTAATTTCAGATGGGTGCATCCATTGCTAGTTCTGTGTATGGAGCAGATCACATGAACGCAATGGAGGAGGACCTTGGTAACCCACAGCAACATATCGCAGAAACTCTTGCAACCAGCGAGGCTACTGACATTATACCCATAGTAGGAGCAGGAAGGCGAATAGTGAACGCGGCAGTGCAAGGAGCGCAAGGAGATTGGGATCAAGTAGGTGACGAACTATTGAACGCGGGGCTCGACATTGCTGGAGACGCGACAATACCTTTTAGCGGAGGTACGGGAAAAGCAGCAGTAACGGCAGCTAAATTTGGAGTGTCTAGAGGCACCAGAGCTTTGATTTCCTCGTCACAGCGCGCGTCCGCCGAACTCCGAGAAGCTGAAAAGCCAATAGAGCTTGTTTTGCAAAATGAACGGCGTGCTATTGCAAAGGAAGGAGACGACATCTTGCACGATATTGCAGAAGGAGGCCTCGAACTAGCCTACGACGCTGCTACTTACGAAGCAACGAACACAAACGACAACCTGCCTACAGATTCAGAGTGGCAAGCGGTTTCAACATCAGATTGGTTGTCTCAATGGTCACAAAAGCGTCGTAGGAAGTTTGTTAGGCGTCTTAGGAGAACAAAAGGAAAGCATGGCCACCACAACGACGAGCCAGTGCATGTACAAGTGCACAACGGTCATCATAAGACACATTTGACTACTGATGCATCACCGTTGATTGCGTCCAATATTATGGAAACCACGACAAGCTTAACTGAGGATGGGTCATTACGACGACAGCGCATTATGGTCGACGTAGCTGTTGTAGGCACTGTTGCAATATTGGTCTTTTATCTAATGAGAGAATAATCATGAACGCTTTTAAATTTGCTCTCATGGCAGGTTCTCTTTACGGAATTTACCTTCTCACCACAGGTCAGAGGACAGAGGATGCAATGTCTGTTCCCGTCACTGACTCTACTCCACCGCCGAAACAAGATAAGACTAGAAGAAGACATTCATCGAACCGAACAGCAAGAATGGCTGGTAACCCAGTAGTGTACAATCGCTTAGAACAATCAACTGGCGACGAGCAGCCACCTGTAACTTCTGGGTCGATTGAGCAGAGCAATGTGGATTACAGTGAAAGCACACATTCGCGAGCTGCTGCTGATTACGATCCAGAGGATGCAGTCACATGGCACCCTAATATGAACGAAGAACAGGAAGCGGACTGGGCGAATTTGAACAAGGAACAGAAGAGACAAGTGCGCTTGGAGCGCCAGTACGATCGTGAGCAGCGACGTCACGCAAGGTCAGGCTTGTACATTGAACCATAACTTTTCTAAATTATGTTTAAAAATGACAATGGCAATGATGCGATCAAAAATGCAGAACATGGTGGGCACCAACCCGTATGCTCATGGAGCGTTCGCAACGGTCATTCCAGCAATCATTCCATTGGGTCCTGTAGATGGTATTCTTGGTCTTGCACCTCCCATGATATGGGGTGCTGCAATGGCCTACTACCTCTCGGATTCTGAGGACAAGGCGTGTGATGCAATGAAAGGTGCTGCGGGTAGTGTAGGTATTCGTATTGCTCTAAGTGCCCTTTAATCTAATAGCTTTTAAAAATGATGACTAGTCAGGAGTTGCTCAGCGCTATGAATGAGCAAGAACGCTATCTCGACACTGGAGATCATACTGTTACAATTGATCCTATTAATCGTGATGCGTGGATAACTTACCAAGACGACGGATACTATAGACACCAAGAATCAATGTTAAAAGGGCTAGCTTTCGACAGACGTGCAATGCAAGAGGCCAAAACTATTGTGGAAGCTCGTCATTCCAGACCTTCGTTGTTTATGCCTACAACAGGTGTAATTGACGGCATGGACAAGTTTGCCGAACCTATGAAAGATGGATGCAGGGGGGTTTCGTGGCGCGGTTACATTCGTGATTCTAATAGATACGGTCTTCTTCCTACCATTTCACAGATGCTGTATGATAACTCTTTGATCAACAAAAGTGTGGGAGATATTGAGCACGAGATGCGTGAGGCTAATCGTACATTGGACGCACGAATGTATTTGAAGGATGGTCGCTTGGGGCAATGTAGGTAAATTTCTCATGAATATAAATGAATGAGTGACTCGATTGGCTGGGTAATCATTGGAGGTGTCGTTCTATCATATCTTCAGGATGGTAACAAGCCTAAGACACCAGTAACAACTTTTAGAAGTCCAAGTGCCGAACTTGAAATTGACCCAACGCGTTGGAGTCACACCGGAGTTCAGCCACTATTTTACAAAAAGGGAAACGGAGCGACATTTCCAGAAAATGTCGCATCTGACTTGTTTGACAAGCTAGAGTAAGTTTCCAGGAAACGAGCAACATACAAAAATACAGAATCTACACACACACACACATGGGCAAACGGAATCTGCACAACAAAACTTACTATCAATGTGATTATACTGGACTGCCAATGAACACAAGCTGCTGCTCAATGCCAGTTTATGCTCTTGATGGCAAGACACAAAAACGCGGCACATATTGCAATTGGGAGTCTGTAGTGAGACACGCAAAAGACTGGTGTGACGATGGTCAGATCGATTCGGACGAGTTCAATCGCATTGTTTCAGCGGTGTGTGAGAAGATAGGTCTAACGTCTTTCAACACGGAAGCTCCTCATTATACAGAGCTGACTCATTTTGGTGGTCGGATGAACGACATCCAATATCACTCCGCGTGCACTTACGAGAGAGGTGAACTACTCGCTGTCAAAATAAGCGATAAGGGGGAAGTTTACGAAATCAACATTGATTCTAACGATGGTGCCTACCCCATTTACAACCATATAAAATGTACATCACAATCCTACAAGACAAGTTTCACCGCAAATCGCAAAGGTCGTCAGCACAACACGATTGTGCGTGTCTTTCACTCCACGGACGATACATCGCAAATCAACATACATGCAAGCCAACTCTTGAAGAAGGAACTGCGAGGTGAGATTGTAATTGTTCAACAATCCAAAGAAACAAGTTTTCTACCAAGGATCAGATACATAGATTACAACAAACAAGATTTCCTGCAGCATTTCGACAGAAAAAAGAAGACTGTGGAAGCTATGTGCACTGAAGAGTATGCTACGGTGAAGGATCAGATGGTAGAGGAGCTTTCCGTTTACGAGAAGCTGGCTTCGGCGGAGGCAGAGGCACCGGGTCGGAAACGGGCTCGGAAACTACCTCCGGCGGATGGCCGCCAGTTGGCACGTCTTCAGAAGCATCAACGCGCAGAACGGGTGGCTCACGACTCGCTTTTTGGCGCTCAATCGGAGGTGGTTGAGGTAGCGTCTTAGACATGTCGCTTAGTGACTGCATTTCGTTCTCTAGTATTTTAGAATTTAAGGTTTTTACATATAACATAGTCATATTGTCCTGTTCCATTTCTAAATAACAATCTCGCACAAAATGGGGAATGCACTTTTCCCAAAACATATCCAAATAACTGTGATATTGAGCGAGCACACCCACGTCATATACGTGCAAAAATTCACTGAAATTGTGCAATTCGTCATCAGGGTACAACGGATATTCTGACAGTATTGTGAACATGGTCACAATGACCTGTATGACGACCAAGCAGAAATTTGAAGTGGAAAATCCGGATGTTATCGAGCTCAAAAATGGACGCTTTGCTTACAAAGTAATGTGTCCTTGGAAGGGCAAAAATGAAAAGGATCTTTATGCTTTTAAGTTTTGCTCTGCGGCTGCACGTGAAGAGTATGTAGCGCGTAACGAAACCGATAAGGACCCAGGAAGTGACGTGGAAATCGAGTAAATTTCCAGTCGTTTTCCTTGAGAAGTATGCCAAATCCACGAGTAGCTGAGGTTAGTCGACTTTTGCACCGCACAACACAACACACAGGAAGACCAAGCATGGTCAAGCGTATTAAGAAAGAACCTTTCATCACGACATCAAACGCAGACTTTAAACCACAGCACACTGCAAAGTCAAAGCAGGCGTGGCGTTACCAAGGCAACCAGATACTACGCGCACCAAGTGTGTGGATAAATGGTACAAAGTACATCGATCCAAAAGACCCGGACCAAGCTCGTCGCAAGCAAGAAAGTAACTTTTTTGTTACTATCAACACAAATAAGTCACCCGACGATGAGCAGATGCCTCGTGCAGTCGCTCAGATGACAAATGTGCTTGAGACGTTGTCACAGAGATACACAATGGCGGCATATTTCAAATTTGGTCCTGTGGACCCCACGTACGAAGAAGATAAGTTTGAAGACGTAATAACATCCAACATTGAGTGGAAAGCTGCTATAGAAACGGGCGACATCATGAACCGACTGCATTGTCACATTTGGCTGACTGTCACACACTACAGTCAAATACAAATGAACACTAAGATGCTGCAGCATTTAACGCGGGAAAATTTCAACAAAGGCCTTCGACTAGGAGATCCTCTACGTATTACAGATAACCCATACGTGCATGTAAAACTACTGCCACAGAGTGATTGGACATCTATAATGAAAAATTACATACACAAGGGAATGAATCAAGCCTAATTTTTCTTATACTAGTTTAAAATGCTACCCACTGCCAATTGCACCATTGAAGAAGAACATGTTGAACAAGAA